TAGGGTGATAACTATAACCTCTGTTTTGCGTAAAGCTAAACAAAAAGGTATAGGCGAATGGATACGTAAAGCGTATCGGAGCATAAGGTCTTGCAACGTCAATCATAATCTTGATACGTGCGCGCGGGATCATCAAGTACTTGCTTGGATAGCATCCAAGACTAGTTTCTTTGATACCTACGACTTTTCATCTGCTTCTGATAGGATTACTTTTCCGATTTTGGAAGAGGTCCTGCTAGGGAAACCTAGACCCCAGTGCCAAAAGCTCTGGGACATGATGCAGAGATCGTCGTGTTTGGGTTTTGAATGGAAGGGGCAACGGTACACGTACCGGAGCTTTCCTATGGGATACTCGTTCACTTTCGAACTAGAATCCCTCATATTCTTTGCCCTGACTGTCGCATTTCTCTTGAATTGGGGCTTCACGTTAAGCGAGGCTCCTTTAGATCGTTGCATTGCATATTTAGTCTCCACGTACGGCGATGACTTAATTGTCGCCTTAAGTAGAGCAAGGAAGTCATTCGAGCGGTTCTTTGAATCGATTGGTTTTAAATTGAACGCTGAAAAGTCGTTCTCAATCGAGACATCGTTCCGTGAGAGTTGCGGTGCCGATTTCAATAACGGCACTTTTGTCCGTGGCTTTTATGTTAAGACCAGGAACCCTTCAATTAGGGATTTTCTGAGAATAACAAATTTTGTCAAGGTCAACTACGGTGTCAAGGATTCATTCCTTGAGACGCTTCCTTTCTATAGGAAAACAAAGTCAGCATATGGGTTAAACCTCTGCCGGCTGTCAACAGATAAGCTAATCGGTCGAAATTCAATTTTCGCCAAGGATGTGCCTGTCTCCGTTTTATTATCGGATTCAGATAGCACCCCTAAGTTTATATTGATGTACAGTCAGACACGTAAAACCAAAGGTTGGCTTGACGCGCAACTTCTGTTCGACACAGACTACAGTCTGTTAGCAGCAGGGGAAGATGAAAGCGAACATGCTTTTTCGTTTTCAAACGCGGACTCGGGCGATACACTGAGGTTGAGGTCGCTGACCCGTAACGACGGTAATTTCTTCATGAGATTATCTGAGTCATGGGTGGACGATCTTGTTCTCAAGTATGACCCTGAGCTAGTCTTACTATAGATGCACAGGCCCCATAATGGGGTCGGTCCTTATATCTAGCCAGGTTCCTCTTCGAAACCTGAACCAACGGAGAGGGGACTCCTATAAGGAGGTCTCCATTTGCTGCTC